GTAGTATTTCTTTGGGCTGCTATATTTCACTATAACTATTTTGTAAAAAAGAAATAAAATGAAAGAAAGATTAAAAAATAAATTAACTTCTTGGATAGGAGTTATATTAATGGCCGTTGCTATATTTCTTTATGTAGCAGGTAAATACAGTGATAAGTTTGAAACATCTACTTTAGAGCTTGCAACTATTGCAGTTTTAGGATGGGTATTTCTTACAGCACGTGACACTTTATTAGAAGGATTATTCTTAAATTTATTCAAAATTAAAAAAGAAGAATAAATGGAGGAGAGAAGATTTCTAAAACTTGGTGAAATAAATGGAGATGTAAAGCAATTACAAAAATTATTAGACTTAGAGCCAGCAGATGGTATATTTGGACCTATTACAGAATTAGCTGTAAAAGAATTTCAAGAAGAACATAATCTAGTAGTTGATGGGTTAGTAGGTAATGCTACTTGGGAAGCTTTATATGCTACAACAGACTTAACAGAAACGTTTGAGTTTAACAGTATAGAAAATGAAATTAATGAAGTCTTTTTGCCAAAAGATGAATATCTTAAAGGACCTACTAAAAAAAGATGGTTATTCTTACACCATACAGCAGGTTGGAATAATCCTTATAACACAGTACATCACTGGGCTAATGATTCAAGAGGTAGAGTAGCTACTGAGTTTGTTCTTGGTGGTCAAAAAATAACTGATGGTAATGCTGATTATGATGGTAAGATAATCAAGTGTATTCCTGATGGTGGATATGGTTGGCATCTAGGAATAGGTAACAATGCAGTTCATAGAGAGTCTGTAGGAATAGAGTGCAATAACTTTGGACAACTAACTAAAGGAGGTTACTACAAAAAAATTAACGGTAAAAGAACTTGGGTAGCAAAAGAAAAGGATGAGTTCTATACTTATGTTGGAACTAAAGCAGATAGATCACAAGTTATAGAGTTAGAACAAAAGTTTAGAGGTTTTGAATACTTTCATAATTATTCAGATACTCAATTAGAAGTTCTCCATGAGTTAATAATGTTTATTTGTAAAAGAGATAATATAGATCCTAGAGAAGGATTATCAAAACTTATTAAAGAAAAAGGAGAGTTTGAAGCTTTTGAATTTTTAGATAAAGATTATGTAGCAGCAAATCCAGGAATATATTGTCACACTAATCTTATATATGGTAAGTGGGATATGTATCCTCATCCTAAATTAATAGATATACTTAAAAGCTTTTAATATGAAAAATTGGATAGTTATATTACTTACTGGTTTAACTTTACTAAGCTGCGACCCTGTAAAAAGACATAGTAGATTAGTTAAAAAGTTTCCGCATGTACATCAACAAGACACTGTTATTATCAGAGATACAGTAAGAATAGATATACCTGAAGTATCAGTAGATACTGTTTTTCATGAAAAGCTTCTAAGAGATACTGTTGTTATACAAAAAGAAAGATTAAAAGTAACAATGTACACAGTTCATGATTCTATATATGTAGATGCTAAATGTGATACTATTACTGTAGAAAAAATAGTAGAACGTAAAGTCCCTATTAGATATTATGAGAAAACATCTTTTGATTGGGGATCTATTTTACCTATTTTATCTTTTATTATAATTATAATTATAGCTTATCAGGTAATTAAAAAATACGTTCTTTAGTTTAAATTTAATATATTTGTAGTATGTTACCATTAGAAGATCTTCATAGCCAATTAGACGAAGCATTAAATATAAATGTTTCTGATAGTGCTTTTAGTAGTTTATACTACACAGATTTAATAAACGAACAACGTGCTTTGTTTATTAGAAACGAATATAATAAAAAAAGAACATTAGATCCTAATATACAACAAACAATTCCTTGTTTAGATTTAGAACTTGTAGACCCGCATAATTGTTGTGTAGAAGTTCCTGTAGGATGTAAGATTCTTAGAACTGTGCAACCTATTCCTAATACAATAGAGTTTCACCATAAGAAAGCGCTTACATCTGTAGGACCTGTAGTAATTACAGCTAAAAGATTTACAATTATAGATTACTCTAGGGTACCTTATATAGGAGAAGGAAGAACAACTAAGACTGCTATTTATGCGTTTCTTTATGATAACTATATATATATTATTAGTAAAGATGCTGCAGTTAGCTTATTAAAGTCTATAGCTATTAGAGGAATATTTGAAGACCCTACTGCTCTTGCAGATCTTACATCTTGTCAAGGTAAGCCTTGTTGGTCTACTAGTGATATTTATCCTTTAAACCAATGGATGTGGGCATATGTAAAAGAAACAGTATTACAACAATTGTTTAGAAAATTACAACTACCGTTAGATGATACTAATAACGCTAATGACGATAAATTAGACGGCCAGTCAGCAGCGTCACAACAACAACAACAACAATAAATGAGTGAATATTTAAAAAGAGGAAAAGGAAAGAAACCAGGAGATATAAAAAAGTACGATTTCTATAGTTACTACAGAAAGAATGCTCAAAGAGAAAAACTAGAAAGAAAAAGATACAGCGCTTTCTTAAAAGATCTTCTTACTACATATAGTGAAATGATAGTAAAAGAAAATTTTGAGTTAAAGCTAGATAAAATAGGATATATTAGAGTTCAAGCGAGGCCTCTAAAGTTTTTGAAAAAAGATGGAACATTAGCAAAGTCATTAAAAGTTAATTGGCCAGCTACTTGGGAAATGTGGGAAAAGAAATACCCAGGATTATCAAGAGATGAAATTACAGAATTAAAAAATAAGAAAGTAATTTATTTTGAAAATGCACACACTAACCAAGAGTTTTACTGCCACTTATGGGATAATAAAACAGCTTTGTTAAAGTTTAAGAGTTTTTATAAATTTAAACCGTCTAGACAATATTCTAGACTAATAAGTAAAGTAGTAAAAGAACCAAATAGAAAAGTGTTTTATTATGGATGATTATATGGAAATGCCAGATAAAGAAGGCAAAACAGTTTGGACAAAGAAAGAAGAATCAAAAGATGGTTCTTGGGTAGAAACTAAAGTAGAAAAGGTTTCTAATGGATATATTAAATGTGTTACTACATGCTGTAAAAAAGACGGTATGTGGGATCATAGCACTGTTAAATCTATCCATGAAGATAATCCTATGGAAGAAAAATCTTTAGTAGATAAGTTAGAAGCATTTTTAAAAGATAGATAATGTATACAGGTAACACAGTTTCATATAGAGCAATAATGGATAAACAAATCTCTGAATGGGGATTTGAAATAGATGATGCACAAGCTATTGAATGGCTTGCAGAGTTTATGGCTCATACTAAAGTAGGTATGGTCATGGAACATAAAATCGGTTATTTATCTGTATGTGACGGACGTGCCGATTTACCTTTTGACCTTTATAAAATAGTACAAGTAGCTCACTTAGATTGTATAGAAGATATATCTCAAGCAGAATGCGGAGAAGGTAGAATACTACCTATGAGATGGTCTACTGATACTTTTCATATGAGATATCATAAAGACGATAGAGATTATACTTCTGAATCTGCAGAGACATACACAGTAGGACAAGGTTACATCTTTCCTTCTTTTTCTTCAGGTTTTCTTGCAGTAAGTTATGAAGCTATTCCTACAGATGAAAATGGATATCCCACTATTCCAGGAGACCAATCTTGGTTAGAGGCAGCTTCTCATTATCTTGCTTATAAAGAAGGACGTAAAAGATGGATGCAAGATGCTTTATCAGCAGATAAGTTTAGCTACATAGAAAGAGATAAAGAATGGTATTTTGCACAAGCAGTTAATACTAAATTTCCACAAAACGTTGACCAAATGGAAAGCCTTAAGAACGCTCATCTTAGAACTATTCCTGATGTACAAGCGCATGCTTCGTTCTTTGCTAATATGCAACTACCAGAGCAACGTAAATTTAGACTATCATCTGCTAACGGAGTAACTGTTAGTCCTAATAAACTAACCCAAAGTACAAGTAATTTAGCAAGTAACGTTAACAACTCTCATCCATAATGAAAGCAACAGGGATATCGTATAAAGGACTTAATACCGATGCATCCTATGAAACTATACAAGAAGGTTTTTACATAGATGCATTAGATATTAGAATTACTACTGATAAAGGAGAATCAATGGGAGCTGTTACCAATATTAAAGGTAACACTCTTTATTTTGAACTACCTACTACAGACCCTGACTTAACAATAGTAGGACAATTAGAAATAATAGGAGTAACCTATATACGACAAGAAGTTATTATTTTTGTAGCAGACGACTCTAATACTAATGGTTGGATATTTAAGTTTACTTATGAGGATATAAATAAAACTTTTTTAGGGTTAAATTTAGTATATAAAAATGCAGCTCTTAATTTTAGTAAGCTTAATCCTATAGAAGCTATAGGACGTTTTGAAAATATAAACATTAAGAGAATATATTTTACTGACTATGATAATCCACTTAGAGCAATAAATATAGAAGACCCTAGCTTAGCAACTACTCCTGTTGGATTACTAGATACTTTTCCAAATGTAACTTATACGTTACCTTTATTAACCAAAGTACTTACTGGTGGTTCTTTACGTTCTGGCTTATGGCAATATGCATATAGATTAGTTACCTTTGACGGTAAAGAAACTCTTATCTCTCCGCCAAGTAATTTAATTCATACTACAGATAGTTTAGAAACTCTTACTCAATCTGCTCAATATGTAGGAGACTTTAGTAATCAAAATACTGGTAAAGTTCATGAAATTACTATTGATACTTCTGAATACTCGGATTTTGAAAAAATAGAGTTAATAGCTATATATCACCAAGATACTATAACTACTGCTCAAGTATTTTTTATAGAATCTAAAGCTATTGCAGGGCAATCATCAATTACATTTATTCATACAGGAGACGAAGATACTATCTTCCCTCTTGATATAACAACATACACAATAAAGCAATATCCATTTAAGACGGTAAAATCTTTAACCGCCAAAGATAATTCTTTAGTAGTTGCAAATATCAAAGAGGGGAGTTTCAGCATTCAAGATTTACTACCATTAGGAGAATCATTTGATGCTAAGACTAAGCGCTTTCTTAATGATGGAGTAACTCTTCCTAACCCAGACACTACCCAAGCAAATAAGTTAGCTAATGCATTTAATATAGATTATAATAAAGACGCTCACTGGGATGTAAACTGGCACACTAGCAAACAGTACAAGTATAAGTCAGATGGACAAACTCTAGGAGGAGATGGTCCTAATGTTAGTTATAAATTTCACTTAGAGCCTTTTGTAATAGATGGAGACTCACAGCCTGGATTCGCTAATTTATCTAATACTCCTTCTAATCCTGTAGATTTAAACGATGGTTATGGTAATTATGCTAATACTACTTATGATAGTATGGCATCGCCTTTTAAGTCAGGATTACTTAAAGGATATAAAAGAGGAGAAACTTATAGATTTGGAATAGTATTTTATAATAAGAAAGGAGAAGCTTCTTTTGTAGAGTATATAGGAGATATTAAATTTCCAGATATCTCTGATGAAACTTTAGAAAATACTACAGGGTTTTATAGTCAAAACTATTTTCCACTATCATTAGAAACTGCTAGATCAGTTTCTACTATTGTTACTACAGCATTT